GACTGTTACATTTCATTGACTCTACCAAACATTTGGTCTCCTATTTATCCTCCTCAAGCAATTACTAACACTGATGGTACAACGAGCTACACAGATTGGGCTCCTTATGAGTTTCAATGGATAGAAAATATAGGCGCGCAAATTATTGATAAAATTACCATTAATTGTGGCAACCAAAAGTTACAGGAATATTCTGGCCGTTACATATTGGCTTCAGCCCAGAGAGATTTTTCTGCACAAAAACTCGCGTTATTTGATGAAATGATTGGAAACATTCCACAGTTAAATGACCCAGCAAATTATGGTGCACGCGTTAATGCATATCCAAATGCGTTTTATACTACAAGTGCTGCGGGTGCCCAACCTTCTATTACAGGTCAAACGCTATATATTCCTTTAGGAGCCTGGTTCAACCTTAAAACACAACAAGCGTTCCCTTTGGTTTCATTACAATATAATGAACTTCAAATAAGTGTAACATTTAGACCCATTAATGAATGGTTTACTATTCGCGATGTTATAGATTATGCAAATAATTACCCTGTTGTCGCGCCAAATTTTAACCAATTTTATATGCAATTTTATAGATTTTTGCAAACACCTCCAGATGAAGTTCTTGGTCCTACTTCTTATGTAGATACTAGAGTATTATGGAACGCAGATATAAATTTAAATTGCACATACTGTTTTCTCTCCAATGACGAATCTCAACTTTTTGCAAAAAATGAACAAAAATATTTGTTTAAACAAGTTTATGAAAAACCGTATTATAATATTACTGGTCAAAATAAAATAGATTTGGATTCTCTCGGGATGGTTATTAGCTGGATGTTTTATTTGCAAAGAAGTGATGTGAATTTACGAAATCAATGGTCTAATTATACAAATTGGCCTTACAACTATATGCCTCAAGACGTCACGCCTGCGTCAACTGCTGGTGACTATAATTATTTAGACCCAACAACTATATCTACATCTGGAATTGGTCCTGGAGTAAATGTTGACGGTACACTAACCGGCCTCTATACAACAGGAGTTTACAATCCACAAAATATTCAATACATTTTAGTTGCATTAGGTATATTATTAGACGGACAATATAGAGAGAATACATTGCCTGCAGGTGTATATAATTTTATAGAAAAATACGTAAGAACTGCTGGTAATGCGCCTCCAGGGTTATACTGTTATAATTTTTGTTTAGATACTTCTCCTTATAATTTGCAACCTTCTGGAGCTATGAATATGAGTAGATTTACAAATGTTCAATTTGAATTTACAACAATTTCGCCTCCATTCGACCCTTATGCTCAGGTTCTTACAATTTGTGACCCAACAACAGGTGAATTAGTAGGCATAAATAAACCAACATGGCGTATTTACGATTACAATTTTGATTTATATTTGATGGAAGAGAGAGTAAATATGGTTATATTCGTTGGTGGAAATGCAGGACTCCTTTATGCTACTTAATATAAAAAAATAATTTAAATAGTAAGCGTAAAAGTAAATAATAATGTTAAATAATAATATTAAAATTATATTTTCAAAAAATAATTTTAAAAGGTCGTTTTCAAAAAACGTATTTGACTTTGCAGACCCGTTTTTATTTCAAAAACAGCTATCTCCAGATGAAGTTATGATTCAAGATGTTGCAAAACAATATGCTTCAAAATATTTGCTTCCTCAAGTTGTAAATTCATTTAGAAATGAAAATTTTGATAAAAACATTATAAGAGATATGGGAAAAATTGGGTTGTTAGGACCAACAATAAAAGGTTATGGTTGTTCTGGAATAAATTACATTTCTTATGGTCTAATTATGCGCGAAATAGAGAGAATCGACAGTGGATTTAGAAGCGTGTTAAGTGTGCAATCATCATTAGTAATGTTGCCCATATATAAATTTGGTTCAAATGAACAAAAAGAACGGTTTTTACCAGGACTTGCGAGAGGGGAATTAATTGGTTGTTTTGGTTTAACCGAACCAGACCACGGAAGCGACCCAGGAGGAATGAAAACAACAGCTGTTTTAAGCGGCGATAATTACATTTTGAATGGGAGCAAATGTTGGATAACAAATTCCCCAATAGCTGATGTACTAATAATTTGGGCAAAAGATGAAATTGGCAAAGTTAGGGGTTTTATTTTGGAAAAAAATATGAAAGGTTTAAGTTGTCCAAAAATAGAAGGAAAATTTTCGCTTCGTTCTTCTACTACAGGAATGATTTTTATGGACAATGTAGTAGTTCCAAAAGAAAATATGTTGCCATTTGTAACAGGTCTAAAAGGCCCATTTACTTGTTTAAATAGTGCTAGATACGGAATTTCTTGGGGCGTTTTAGGTGCTGCTGAAGATTGTTATCTAAGAGCAAGACAATATGCAAAAGACCGAATTCAATTTAATAAACCAATAGCATCAAATCAGCTCATTCAAATAAAACTCACTGATATGCTTACTGAGATATCACTTGGATTACAAGCTGCATTAAGAATTGGAAGATTAATTGACGAAGAAACGTTAATACCTGAAAATATTTCCATAATTAAAAGAAATAACTGCATTAAGTCATTAAATATAGCAAGAAACTGTAGGGACATTTTAGGTGGAAATGGAATAATGGATGAATATCACATAATAAGACACATGTTAAACTTAGAAGCGGTTAACACATATGAAGGCACTCAAGATATTCATGGCTTAATTATTGGTAGAGGAATAACGAATATAAATGCATTTTAATTAATTTCTTTAAGTTCATTTGAAATATATATAATTTAGTGGTCGTTTCACTACATTATGTAAAGAATTCTTGAAAAGTTCCCTTCACGTGTAGTAAAGAATGGCAAATTTTTTTCCGAAAGTCCGTAGCCAAAATTGAAAATGGACATTTTTTATGTCCAAATTTCAAAAATGGAAAGACTTTCCCCGAAAAAAGGAAGCTTCCACAGCATAATTGAAAATTAGCGTAAGGTCACCAAAAAAATAATTTTCACTTTGTTACCATAATTTTTTATTATTTTTGTAAAAAAGAATTTAGGAACTTTTTCTACTATCATTTATATGATAGTAAATGATAGTAATTTAGTTCCAAAAAGTTCCGTTATTTTTTGTTGCAACTTTTGTCACTATAAAACGTCTAGAAAAAGTCAATATGATAGACATTTATTAACCGATAAACATAAAAATAAAGAAAATGGTAGTAAAATGGTAGTAAATGGTAGTGATTTGGTTCAAAAAAGTTCTCATTATGAGTGCGAATGTGGTAAAGTATATAAATATGATAGCGGGTATTATCGTCACAAAAAAAAATGTAAAACAATAATTGATTTGCCAAATAATAATGCGCCAGTTGAAGATAAAGGTGACGTGAAAATGTTAACAAATTTAGTATTAGAAGTTGTAAAACAAAATCAGGAATTAATTAATCAAAATAATGAAACGCAAAAACAAAATCAAACACTGACAAATAAGCTATATGAAATTTGCAAAAATGGTACAAATAATACAATGATTAATAATAATTCGCATAACAAAACATTTAATCTTAACGTATTTTTAAACGAACATTGCAAAGACGCAATGAACATAATGGACTTCGTTGATTCTCTCAAGCTTCAATTAGCAGATTTAGAAAATGTAGGAAAACTAGGTTTTGTTGAAGGCATTTCTAATATTATTGTTAAAAATTTACAAGCTCTTGATGTTCATAAAAGACCTGTTCATTGTAGCGATTCTAAGAGAGAAGTAATGTATATTAAAGATGAAGATAAATGGGAAAAAGAAAATGACGAAAAACTTAAGTTAAGAAAGGCTATAAAACGTATTGCTAATAAGAATACAAGATTATTGCCAGAGTTTAAACAAAAACATCCAGACTGTGGTAAAAGTGATTCTGCGTTTTCAGACCAATATAATAAGTTAATTATTGAAGCAATGGGCGGCTCAGGAAATGAAGATTTTGATAATGAAAATAAAATTATTAAGAAAATCGCAAAAGAAGTTACTATAAATAAATTTTAAGGTTTATGGAAAGTCTTATATATAAAATGTAATAAAGATTTTTATATATAAAATATTATACAATGTCATTTTTAAATAATACGATTTTGC